AGACAATCATGCAGATCATACGTGATGGTGCTTACCGTGCATCGATTAACCTGGCGATTGAGAAAGGACCGTTCCCACTGTTCGATCCACTGATGTTAGACAGTGCGTTTGCTCGGTCACTACCTGAGGACATCCGTGACAGCATCCAGACACATGGGATCCGCAACAGTCACTTGCTGTCTGTGGCACCTACTGGGACGATCTCGCTGTCTGCTGACAATGTGTCATCTGGGATTGAACCAGTGTTCAGCCACTACTATGACCGCATCATCCAGACCTTTGACGGACCACGTGAAGAGCGTGTGGAAGACTATGCGTTCCGTGAGTGGGGCATCAAAGGTAAGACAGCTAATGAACTGTCGGTCTTTGACCATGTGAAGGTGCTCAACGTAGCATCACAGTATGTCGACAGTGCATGCTCAAAGACATGTAACGTAGGGGATGACGTCAGCTGGGAAGACTTCAAGAAGGTCTACATGGATGCATACGATGGTGGTGCCTCAGGGTGCACGACGTTCCGTGCAGCTGGTAAACGCTACGGGATCCTGAACGCTGCAACCAGTGAAGACGTAGCACCAGAGGCTACACCAGAGGTAGCACAGGTGGTAACTGAGGATGACGTATCTGAGGTTGGTGGCGCGTGTTACTATGACCCAGCTACAGGTAAGAAGCAGTGTGAATAGGTAGAAAGCTAGAGAGCCAGGGGCGACCAATGGTGTTACTATGGTCATCTCCCTGGCTCTCAGTTGTATATCTTGGGTGTAACCCGCGAATACATCAATAAACGTGGGGTATAAGCCCTCATAAGTCAATACTTATGGTCCTGTGTTCACTCTATGGACACTACCTGTTCACCATGTACCCCAGTGAACCTAAAGTGGGTACTAAGGGACCCCCTAACGAAGGAATGGTACCTGTGTGCCATCCTAGAACCAAACTGACGACGTAACCTCCCGACGATACGTCAGTTCCAACATCACAGGTCACCGAACACCAGTGGACTTGAGGCCTACTCCCAGCCTCATGTCACAACACAGGACGGTGACCTGTGATGACCTAACGTACAGAGACATCAGATCATGACATCAGAAGATACTACAGTGAACATCAGCTCCAGTCTTATGTTTGGCTTAGGTCAGGCTGGTGCTGACTGGAAGTGGACTAGTGACACAACCACCATCGCTGAACCAGATCCTATTGTCATAGAGCAACAGACAACTGATGATGGCTTAAGTGATCTTGATGACCTCTATGAGTACTACAGTAGTCAGGTACTCAGGTAATGATCGAGATAACTCTAGTGATCTGGTTGGCTGTCTTGCTGTTCCTGATCCTGAGACAATACTGATGATAGCTGATGATGACTGGTGTCTAACCTCAGTGGTACTTCAGGTCCCGATTTGTCTTTAAAAGATAACGGGGTGGTCCAGACAAGGATCGCGTGTAAATGCCTAATGTCTTACACCCGACTATCGAAGGCTCAGGTGTACATGTGTCATTGCATGTCAACGGATAGTGTATCCGATGACCTACGATAACCAATGAAATCAATGGCTTAACCAAAGTCACCCATCAGTCTGACCCATGATGACCCTGGATCCACCAGGTTCACGCGGGTCCCATGGTCGATCTTTCGGGCCCCCAGTGGGTCAATGAATCAATCGATTTCAAAAGTGGGACTAAAGATCTCGTTGTTGTTGTTGTTGTCAGACCCTTTCAACCAGAGTCCCACCCCAGTAAAAACCCTAAGTAAGGACCCCCGCCCATGGCCTTAGAAACTGGCACATACATCAGTGACCTGACGGAAACGAACCCCGTCTCCACTGATGGTCTAGCTCAGGCAGACGACCACCTACGTCTGATCAAGAGCACCCTCAAGGCTACCTTTGCTAACGTCACTGGTGCCGTCACTGCGTCCCACGAAGAGCTTAACATCCTGGATGGTGCTACAGTCACCACCGAAGAGTTAAACACCCTGGATGGCTACACAGGCACCGTAGATGACCTTAACTACGCTAAGGATCTCCGTGCAGCTGGTGTCACCGTCAGTGAGCTTGATGTCCTCGATGGTATCACTGCAAGCACCGCAGAGCTGAACAAACTAGATGGCTTCACGGGGACTGCGGCTGACCTTAACTACGCCAAGGACCTACGTGCGACGGGTGTCACTGCAACTGAGTTTGACAAGCTGGATGGCTTCACAGGTACAGCTACAGATCTGAACTATGCCAAGGACCTACGTTCCACTGGTGTTACCTCTACAGAGTTTGACTATTTGGATGGTGTCACAAGTAACATCCAGACACAGTTGAATGCTAAGGCTGCATCTGCACGTACAATCTCAGCTGGCGGTGGTCTGACAGGTGGTGGCAACCTGACGGCTAACCGTACCATCAGTCACGCTAACACGTCATCTCAAGGTAACGTGAACAACAGCGGCAACACCTTCATCCAAGACATCTCTGTGGACACCTACGGTCACATCACGTCTATCGGAAGTGGATCCGTGAGTGTTGGCAACGGTACCCTAACAGTCCAGGGCACAGGTGCCCTAGGTGGCTCTGGTACCTTCACAGCCAACCAGAGCTCCAATAAGACCATCAGTATCACTCACGACGATACGTCTTCCCAAAGCAGCGTGAACAACAGTGGTAACACTGTCATCCAGGACGTTCTCTTGGATGGCTATGGTCACGTCACAACCCTTAGGTCAAAGACCATCGACACGATGACAAACTCTGAGGCTATCTCTGCACAGAAGTCATCAAATGCTTACGTCGTAGGTCACTACATGCTTCTAGTTGCTCTTGGTGGAAGCTCAGGGGCATTCAACGGGACTCTAGGCGGTGGAAACCTAGCCGCTGCTTCATGCGCAGGTAACGCCTACCGACAGTCAAGTAGTGTCATTTACAGTATGAGCGGGTCTTGGCGGCGTATGGGCTATCAGGAACATGATGGCACCCTGTCTGCACAACCTGGGGACTCTAGAACAACCCTATGGATTAGGTACGCATAAGATGAGCATTGAGATAACAGAAGTACGCAATCCGCGTTACATAACACCGCAAGGCCACATAGACCTAGAGATCAACCACCCAGAGTATGGCTGGATTGACTACACCCTAGGCCCAGACGACCCTGATACGACCATCGACAACACAGCTTTATTGGCTCTTGCGGAGGCTTTACCAGGTGGCGTCCAACCCTTAGACCAGGCAGCTTGGGATGAGCGTGTGTCATTGTATGCACGTATGAACCGTGATGCTGCCCTGCGTGACATAGTAGACCCTATCGTCACCAACCCACTGCGCTGGGAAGCTCTAACACCAGAGAAACAACAGGAGTGGCGTGATTTCCGTCAGGCTCTCCTAGACATCTCAGATCAACCAGGGTTCCCCCACGACATCACCTGGCCCACTGAGCCAACCACCTAGTAATCACAAGAGTTCATAATCCCATGCCCAACTTACCGATCCGTAACTTGGGTGAACGAGGTGTTATCACTGACGTTGACCCATTTAACCTACCGTTCAACGCATTCACTCGCGCTAAGAACGTGCGCTTCACAGATGGCAACGTCGAGAGATCCCCTATCTTCCGTACAGCCTACGAGTGGGCAGCTACAGATGGTGCATATGACCCTGTCTTTTGCTATGGCCTAACCAACCAGGGCACCTATGACACCGTCCTAGTCGTCGATAAGGACTTCAGTGTCGTTGAGTTTGCCAACGGTAACGTGACATCTGTCTTCACAGATACACAGACAGACAGCCCTGCGCCCGTCACAGGTACGTCCCTAGCTGACGTTGAGTACATCAACAGGCCGTCACGGGTCCCTATCTCGCGGACCCCCGCCCAGACGTCATTCACAAGTCTGCCCAACTGGGACAGCACGTGGCGTTGTAAATCCTTGAGATCCTATGGTGACTTCCTGATTGCCTTGAACATGACTGAGGGTACCTCTGATTTCCCTAACCGTGTCCGCTTCTCAGACATTGCCTTGGCTAACTCTGTGCCCAGCACCTGGGATGCCACAGACACCACCAAGTCAGCTGGCTTCAACGATCTTGTGCAGTTCCGTACACCGATCATCGATGGTGCAACCCTAGGCTCCAACTTCCTGATCTACTCTAGTGACCAGGTTTGGCTTATGGAGTTCGTAGGTGGTACCTTCATATTCAACTTTCGGAAAGTGTTCGACGATGCTGGTGTCATTAACCAGAACTGCATTGTGGAAATCGAAGGCAAGCACTACGTCTTTGACAAGGACGACATCTACGTGAACGACGGTATCACCCGTCAATCTATCTGTGACAACAGAACACGTGACTACATCTTCAACGGTATTGACCAGTCAGCTTACGAGAGTTGCTTTGTCATGCACGTGCCGAACTTGGAAGAGATCTACTTTTGTTATCACTCAGGTGATGACCTGTCAGTCTTCGAAGAGGTGTCACACTGTAACCGTGCAGCTGTCTATAACTACAGATCAGACACATGGTCCTTCGTGGATCTACCTAACGTCATCTCAGGTACGACAGCCAACATCGACACAGTAGAGACATTTGCCAACACAAGTATAAACTATAATCAGACTGGTGGTACCTATCACGCCCAGGAATCCAAGTTTACCCAGTACCCAATCATGGTGTCACAACGTGACAACGACGAGGGACTAACGCGGTCTCGGATCATGGGTCTCGACCTGGTTAACAAGGGGTCACTCAACTTGCCCGAGACATCTGAGGCAACCCATGACGTGATCCTGGAGAGATCGGGGATTGACCTGGACCAGGAAGCACAGTTCCCACTTGCGTCCTACAAGGTCATCAAGAGGATCTATCCGCAGATCTCAACGCCTAGCACAGACAAGTTCTTCACGTTCAAGTTTGGTGCTGCGGATCTACCGCCGACACTCCCTGTCTATGACGCTGACATCACCTTCGATAGTTCGACAGAGTACAAGGTCGACACCAAGATCTCAGGTCGATACCTTAGCTACAAACTTGAGACTGACGAGACCAAGGACTTCACACTGTCTGGCATGGACGTTGATGTGCAGATACTAGGGAGACGCTAAGGATGGCACTGTCAGATAAACTAAACTTACTTGTGAGGGCGTATACACGTCGCCCCACACCTTCCCTAGAAGCCTCTATGAAGAACTTCATCCAGGAAGAACTCAGGGAGATAGAGACGTCAGTCAAATCAATAGCTGACGCCTGTATCCAAGTATCAGACCAAGCACCCTCTGGCCCACGTAAGGGCATGGTCCGCTTTGCGATCTCACCGTGGGATCCGCTCGGGAACAGCTATGAAGGTCTCGTTGTCTACAACGGGACATCCTGGGTGCAAGTCTGAGACTAACACAAAGATAAAAACACATTGGAGTAAACCATGGTATTGCCATTAATCGGTGCTGCAATCGGTGCTATTGGCTCGATCTCCGCAGCCAACAAAACCGCAAAAGCTATGGACCGTCAGAATGAAGCTGCTTTGGCTGGCTTCAATCAGTACAAACCATACGTTGACGCAGCCCTAGAAGGTGGCGAAGGTGCATTAAAAGGTGTCCTAGACCGTGGCGTTTACAAAGGCCCAACCCTAGCTCGACCTAATGACCGCCAGTTAGGCATGATGGACAGTGGCTATGGCTTCGCTAACAACGCTCTGGGCTATGGTAGTGACCTGATGAACACTGGTGCTGCCTACGGTAGCAACGCCGCTGACCTATACAACCGTGGCCTAGGTAACTCAGACGCTATCAACAGCTACACTGACCGTTTCAACGACGTCGTGAACAACAACAACCGTATCGCGGGTCTGACTGAGGGCCTCGCTGGTGACATGGCAGGTACCGCAGACGCATATGGTGGCCTAGCTAACGACATCAGTAATGCCCGAGGTGGCTATGCGGACGCATCAGCTGCTTACAACGATCTCCGTAGTGGTTTTGGTGACCTGAACAAAGGCTTTGGTAACCTTGGCAACCAATTTGGTGGTCTTGCAAACGACATGCGTGGCTACGAAAGCAAGTTTGGTGGTCTCGCTGATCAAAACCAGGATCTGACTAACCGTTTCACTGGTCTAGCTGACAGCGCATCGACTACAGACCGTCTTGCAGCCGCAAATGATTATGCCCAGGCTAACGCAGGTTCTATTGTTGACTCCATGATGCGTGATGACCGACGCAATCTCGAAGAAAACACCCTGACAGGCATCAACCAACGCGCCTCAGGCTCAGGTAATGTCAACTCAAGCCGTGCGGGTATCGCTGATGCAGTTGCACAGCGCGGTTTCGAGGATCGTCGCATGGACACCATGGCTACAGTCCAGAACCAGCTGCGTGACCAGTCTCTAAACCAGCAAAACAAGCAGTTTGACCAAACAAACACTGCATTGAACAACGCTGGATCCTCTATTGCCAACACAGGCAACCAGTTCACCAACAGTATGGGCACATTGACCAACCAGGGCAACATGTTGACCAACCAAGGCAACTCCATGATTAACCAGGGTAACATGCTGACCAACGAAGGTAACATGGTCACCAACGCTGCCAACATGACGACCAACGACATCAATGCGATGGTCACAGAGGGCAACATGATTGGTAACCGTGGCACAGCCTTAGGTAACACAGCTGACATGCTGAACAATTCTGCGGATCGCTACGGTACAGGTCTGAAGGATGTCACAGGCAACATCATGGATGCAAACTCTGCGTTGAGCACAGCTGGTACAGCTAACAACGCCCTAGGTAACGCATTCACCACTGGCTACAACACAGGTAACTCAGGCTTTGGCATGGGAATGGGCATTGGTGATCGTGAGATGGGCTTTGACCAGGATCGCATCAATGATCGCAAGGATCGATACGAGCGTAGCCGAGACTTTGAGTACAACATGTACAAGGACTACATGAGTGGGATGCTTGGTAAGGCACCTAACACGACCAACGCCACCTACCAGCCCAACTTGGTCAATCCAATGATGAGTGGTCTAAGTGGTGCAATGACAGGCTTTGGTATTGCTAACCAGTACGGGCCACAGATTGGTAACATGATTGGTAACTCTTCACTAGCTAACCCATTGTTTGGTGGCCCTGGCTTGGGTTTTAGTTGGTAAAGATAAGGAGGATACAGGATGAATAACTTTACGTTCCCCCCTGGTCTCCTTAGCCAAGGACAACCAGTTCAACAGATGCCCTTAAACATGGGACAACCTGCGTTAATGAACCCAGCGCAACCTATGCCAATGGTACCTGCACTTCAGCAGCAGCAGCAGGGTGCAACAGGTAACGCACGTGGGTCCTCTCGCATACCAAACCAGCGTATTAACATGGGTGGCGAGGGTCTGATCCGTATTGGTGCAGCAGGTCTAGGTGCAATGCAGCAAGGTGGCAACGCCCAGCTGTCAGCGATGGGTGGAGCCTATGGCGACATCATGGACTACAACCGTGCCCGTGAAATGGAAGAGTACAAGCTACAGCAAGAGCAACTGCTTGCAGAACAGCGTCGCCAGGATCTTCTGCGTAAGATGAACTCGACCAACAAAAGCAAGGACCCAGAGCCTGATAAGAGTGATGCGTCTGAAATCGCACGGCTCGAAGGTATACTGAATGACTTACGGAATGACCCAAACCTTACTGGTCCAGTCGCTGGGAGCCTGGGCAACAAGTTAGACCGATCTGGTCTTGGTGACCCTAAGAGAGCCGCCAAGCGTCTGATCCTGTCTGAACTTCAGGTCAATGCAACCCTAGCGTACACAGCGCAAACCAAAGGTGCGATCACAGACCGTGAGATGGCCTTGTTCCAGACACCTGTCCCTAAGTTGACAGACGATGAACAAGTCTGGATCGACTGGCTGGAACCTCAACTAGAGATCCTCAAGCAGCTACAGCAGAACGGCATCACTGACGAAGCCGCCAAGCAGCAAGGCATTACACCGTCAAACAGCACGGCAACTCCTGATGACGATGGTTACACCATCGAGGAAGTAACACCTAAGAACAACTAGGATAAGACATATGGCAGAGTTCCTTATTACGGCTCCAGACGGCAAGCAATACAAAGTCACTGGAGCTACACGGGAAGGTGCTCTAGCCGCTCTTAAAAAGAAACTAGGTACAGCACCCGCAGCACCAGCTGGTGACACGTCAATGGGCACTGCGTTTTCTGTCGCAAACAAGCAAGCTGAGGCCGCAGGTAACTTAGGTTCAGCAGCTATCACACGTCGCGTTAACCAGGGTCCACTTGGTCAAGCTCAAGAGTTCATGTTTGACAAGTTCGGTAACCCGATACGTGAGTTCTTTGGTATGGATCCTGTGGACATTGCCGCAGTTAACCAAGCATCATCTGACGAGGCGACAGCTAAGGCACAGCAAGCACAGCAGTCAGCTGAACAGTTTGCCCAGGACAGCAACTTCGAGAACCTAACGCTCGACAGCGTCAATGACCTAGGTTCATTCTTCAAGTACGTTGGTCAGAAGGGTGCGCAAGCTGCACCTTACATGGCTACATCATTAGCCTCTGGTGGTACGGTGACATATCCGTTCTCAGTAGGTGAGATCAGCGGTGCACTAGAAGACATCGAAGGTAAGACCCAGGAAGAGAAAGACAAGATCGCCACACGCGGTGGTGCTATTATGACTGCCCTGGAGAACCTTGGTATTGCCAATTTGCTGCCAGCTGGTGTCTCAAATAACATCATTGGTGGTATTGCGTCAGGTGCAATCTCAGAGGGTTTCACCGAAGGTGTCCAGGAGCTTGTTGTCATCGGCTCAGAGGCAGTTGCAGGTAAACAGTTTACCGAAGAAGAACTTGTGTCACGCCTGAAAGAGGCCGCAGCCGCAGGTGCAGCTGTTGGTGGTTCATTCAAAGGTGCATCATCCGCAACAGCTGGCGTGAAGTCTATCTTCAATAAAGATGGTGAAATAAACAACCCAGACAACC